TTTGGGTTGAAGTTAAATAAACAGAAGAACCCTGTTTGTTAATATCTTCTACTTGTGGTACCCAAGGATCTTTACCATCATCATATTGATTATTTCTTAAAATAACAATAGGATCACCATTTTCTCCATCTTTAGACCACTCATTGGGGATATTAGCATTTTTAACAGTTGAACCAAATCTTAAACCTTGCCCCCATCTACCTTCGTAAATTATATCTCCTTGATAAGGAAGTAATGTTTTAACTGTTAACCTTTCAGTAAAAGTAGTTCCTAAATCAATTTCAGTCCCCCCGTCTGTTACTCTTCTTACAGCTCCTGCTTCGGTTTGGATATAATCTCTTTGTTGAGATTCAGGAATATTCCCAGCTCCAATAATAGGATCTGGGATGGCATTATGATGGTTATTATTCCAAAAATTAATAGCATGGAAATAATAATATTGAATAGTACCTGGTGTTTTTTCAGAGGCATTACTAGGTAATCCAATTAAATAAACAACTTCATTTTTTAATGGGTAATGTTTTTGGTTTGGGAAAAGAGGTCTTGCAAAGTTTTTATCGGTAACTGTTGGGTTAGAGTTTGTATTCACAGTCGAAGCCCAAAAAATACACCCAATACCACCCCATTCACCATATTGATTAAAAGCATTAGAATCTTCTTTATCATCTAATATAGTGTATAATACCCTCCCAGGAAAAATACTTGCTTGAGTAGGGGCTGCTGAGGGTGAGGGTGAACTTGCTTGACCTGTGGATCTTTTAGCCATTATTTTTCTTCCTTACCTTTTTTACCTTGTAAATCTTCCATTGCCTCAAGTAATTGAGCTTTTTCTTCTTCAGAAATACCAAAACTACCATCCTCATTTTGACCTGATTGAAGAGCACGTTGAACAATTGTAGCCATTTTGATAAGTTGCTCATCATTTTTAACTCCAATTTCCATGTATTCTTTAATCAAGGGAACAATAAGGGTAGCATCTCCAATTTCATTAATTAAAGGTTTTAATTCTGAGATTAGAGCTGTTACTTGTGCTTCCTTTTTCTTTTGGTTGTTATAAATTTCCTCTAAAATATCGGAAAATTTTTTCTTACCAAAGACTATTGAATCTAACTGTCCCATAGTTTTATTTATAAATATATCTAAATAAAACCTTTAGGATGGGAATTTCCCGTGTTCCAAATAGTATAAATATTTTTCCTTAAAGATATCGTATAAAACGTTAGCTATTTTAGTAATTTTGGGGGTTTTTACATCTACTTGTTCGCGAATGTAGATATAAAGAGCTTTTTTATTAAATACATCAATCGCATCTCTTTTTCTAAATAATTCTAAGATAGCATCTGCGATTTGGGCATCGTATTCTTTATTAAAAATTTCAAAGATATGTTCTGTACAATATTCTACATAACGATCTATAAACCAAGATAATTTATCTTCATGTTTATAACCTTGAGCCCCTAATTCATCATCTAAATAATCTTCGGTTTCTACAATATTATTGATTTCATTATCCATTCTTTTAGAAGTAATAAAACCTGGGTCTGAGGTATCTAAATTGGAATAATTTGAAAGATCTGTAATTGGAATATTATTTACTTTTTTCTTATAATTTTTTTGATTGTATACAATTAACCATCGTTTTACAATAGTACCAAAATAAGAATATGCTTTAGCTCCCTTAGAAGGATCAAATAAATGGATTTTAGATAGAAGAAATGTCATTATTTCATGTTGAAGATCTTCTAAATTCTCCACACCATCAGTATAATAAAACTTAAATGTGTGGATTATATTTTCTGTTAGCTTGTAAAAGGGCCAATGGATATGACGCTCATAAATTTTACTACGTTCTTCGGGATCAATAGAATTATTATATTTTACAATAGCTTGTTCTGTTTCTTTTGTAAAATATCTTCTACTTTGTTTTTCGCTTTTTTTAGCTCTAATTATATGGTCCATAGGGGTTTTAGGATTTTTTCAACTTGAAATCATTTAAGATGTCTTGAATCTTTTTGATTTGCTCGAAGAAAAAACCTACTTCATCATCTGAACGGAATGACCCTTTATAGTCAATCTTTTTTAATTTTTCATCTGATGCTTCTATAACCTTTGAAATCTTTTCTAAATAGATAAGATAACCTACTACGATATCCTCGGCTCTTTCGTTTTTACGTAATAGGTTGATGGTCGTGAATCCTAAGACCACGACCAAAACTGACAAAACTGTAATTACTATTGTGGTAATCATAAATTATCTAACATATTTTTCAACCCTTCACTTTTAATAGAACCCAATGCTTTGGATTTTGTTGAAGATGTGGATTTAGTATTAGTATTAGTACCTAATGTAAAATTATTTTTCTTGGTATCCAAGTTATTGTTTTCTCCTCTTAACTTAGGTAACCATTCACGCTCAAACTCAATACGTGCTGCCATTAAATCTGCTTGGTGAAGAATAAATGGTAAACAAGTACGAGGCTTTTGTTCTGGCATATAGGTCATAAGATACTTTTTATTAGCATCATCATATAAACCATCATGAGTCTGGATAGCAACCATTTCATTAAATGAATATTGGATACCATTGGATTGAAGGAGGTATAAACCACGATCAGGTACTGAAGCGAAAGGAACTTTAGTGTTGAACATATAATCTTCACCTAGTTTTTCCTTTCTCCATTTATCAGTCTGGGGGATATATGATTCTTCATTTTCATCTCCCATTTTACCTAAATCATGATTAATAGCAGAGAATACGAGTTCTTCCTTTGTAAATGTAGTCATATCTGCTCCTTCATCTGACCATAGATCATATTGTTTAAGGGCACAACGTACAACACGATTTACATGCTCAACATATCCACCTGGGAATGCATTGTGATATTCTTTTTTATGAGCAGCAGGCATAAGCATAATACGCTCTTGATACTTTTCATAAAATTCAATCAATTTACGCTTACGCTCCCCAGTAATATGGGCATCAATATTAGCCATAAATTGAACCCAATTGTTTTGGATATCTTTTGCTTCTAAAATCATAACTTTTATTTAAATATTATCCGTTTCTAAGTGGTGTAAGATTTCTTTCTACTAATGATTTAAGATCACTTACTAATTCCTCAAGTTGTCCAAGCTCATTTTTAAAATCATTTACACTTGATTGACGACTTAATAAATAATTTAATGTTTTAATCTTACCATCAATTTGGTCAAAACGTTTGTCGATTAATTCTTGATTACGCATATGTTTATATTTAATATTTTTAATATTTCGGAAGTACCTCCCCCCCTCATTCATCCCTTATTTCTCTATATCTCTTTTTCCCCTTAACCCGTACTCCAAATATAATATAGGGAAAAATTAACTCCAAGCTAAGATTAAAATTCTTTTGATTTGTCTAGGATTTTTTTAAGATGTGCACACTTTTCATATTCTTCATGTTGCTCGAAAAATGAAATACCTAGTTTAAGTGCTGTATCTAAATATTCGTCTGTGTATTTGTTTATTGCTATAATGTGTTCTTCAACGTCTATATTTACGTTTTGTATGTAATGCCATGCCCTATGGTAAACCACGAATTCCCCCGCGTCTTTCATGTCTTCTACGTCAAGTTCTTGGTTTGATTCTTTGAAAAATTTAAGGACTTTTTTATTAAAATTAATGTGATTGAGAACAAGTTTTTTATACATTCCAATCCAGTAAATTGGGGTTTGAGAAAAATCTATTTGAACCTCAGAATTCACCCCATCCAATTCTTCATTGGCTGAAAATAAAGAGAATATATTATTTAGGTTAATCATCTTAGTATACATATTTGGAGTATACTAAGCTAGACTTATTAATCCAAGTTACTCTCTGAAGTAAATGAGCTGGTTACTTTGTGGTGGGCATACTCCCACATTTCTTTTGCAGATTTATTTTTATGCTTTTCTTGATTAAGCATCTTTTGGACTTGAGCGTCGAATTGGGGTTTTAAACCTTTTTGATCTATATCTTCATAGATTTCATAGAAAGCATCTTCGTAATGACCCATTTTACAAAAATATTTTTTAAAGTTAACAAAAGCGTCTTTGACGGATTATACATACTTAGTAGGAGAGACCTAAATCAGAATCAAACTCCTTCTTTTTAATTTTATTTAACATTATCGCGAATTCATCTGAATTCTGCCAACTGGTTAAGTAATCGCGAATATTACCTTCAGTATTTTTTTGGCGTTCATCTATCATACGAACTACATTTTCAATTTCACGTTGGAAATTATCTTGAAGTTTATCGTGTCGACTATCTACATATCTGTAGAGTTTATTCATCTCATCGTAGAGATTGTTGTTTAATTGATCAGCATAATCGATTGTTTCCCAATCTTGCTTTTTGAGGTTTTCTAATTCTTTCTTAAGAACTTTAATCGCCATGTAATTCACAGACGTACCCACGATCATCATAATAACAACAACCGCACATACACCTAAAATAAATGATGTTAATTCCATAATTTTTTAATTTTTAATGTGCCAAAGAACACTTTTGTAACTTGTAATAGAATATAAAAAGAAAAAGGGACATAGCCACGCTATCTCCCTAGTTTTCCTTACCTACTCTAGAGCCACAAGACGGACTCGAACCGCCGACCATCTGATTACAAATCAGAAGCTCTACCAACTGAGCTATTGTGGCATTTAGACTCAATCACCTCACTATCTGCAGGTGCATGAGGTTGAGGAGCTAATTGCATACACAACCTAATTGAGTCCGTGCGGAAGATGTAGGATTCGAACCTACGGTACCTTGCGGTACAACAGTTTTCAAGACTGCCGCATTCGACCACTCTGCCAATCTTCCAATATTG